TTTAAAATCTCTTCCACATCCTTGGTAGATATATCTGATTTATCTATGACTTTAATTTTACTTGCTGGTCCTTTGATAGCTTCCTCATACTCAGCTAATGCTTTTTTAGGGTCTGTAATGATATGATCCATATCAACGCCTAGGGCTGCTTGGACTATGCGTAATTTCACATCACTACCAGCTTCCTCATTGTTGAACCATACTATACACTCGTCTCCTTTAAGTTGTGATGCTACATACGTAGCTTCAGATGCTAGAAAGGTTGTCTTTCCTACGTTAGGTCTAGCAGCAAAGCACATCAACTTACCAAACCTTATACGACCTATCGCCTTGTTTAAGAACGACATTCTCCAAGAGTACCCACCCATGACAACTTCATCAATGAGTAGATCTAAATCATCAGACACGATGAAGGTATCAAGTCTAGACACTCTATCTAACTCTTTATCCATTCTAGAGAGGATATCAGAAAACTTGTCTAGGTCAACAATCTCGCCTTCTGCTCCTCGTAAAGCAAGATCAGCTAGCTCTTGACAGTAATCTTGAATTACGTATTTTTCTATGATTTGTTCTGATAAACCCGTTTGGCAAAAGGATTCAAGGTTGCTGAATATTCGGTCATATGTTTCAAGTTTGTCCTCTTTCCAAGTTGAATGGCGTACAACTCTAAACCACTCAGAGAAAGAAACCCAATCAATAGAGTCTTTACTAGGATTAGTTTCATAATACTCTCCTATATCTGTAACAATGACTTTGACTTCGTTGACAAGAGAATCTTTGTTAACAAACCTCACAAACCTTTCATAGTCTTCTCTATCTGATAACACTGATAGCAAGTCTAAACTCATTTATTGGTTACTCCTCATCTATATAATCCAATACATCAACTACACCGTCTAATATAGCGTCCAGACACGCCTCCATAGTATTACGGCTAAATAAACATTCATAACAACTTATCCCGGAACAGCTGACAGAGATCTGGGCACATAAGTGAGGATCGGTATCGGGATCACGTAAAGTCTTTTCAACTTCACGTTTATTGTTTATGGATACGTCCTCCTCAAGAGGTTTAGGTATTTTGTAATTTTGATACGTCGTCAAACGATTGGACATCGTTAGGCACTCCCCAAGCTTTGTCTGTAAGTATACTGATTAATTGTGCCATTAATTTATTGCAAGTGGTCTGTGGATCATAATAACTACTAAACCCAGAAAGCATAGAAGTGTACATATCTAGAGTAAGTGTACCTCCCCCACCATGTAAGAAAGACAGTGCCCATATCCAAGCATTAAACTCAGAGGCAATAGCATCATCACACACACCTTGTGGATGTTGGCTATGACCTAACTCATGTGCTAAGACTAATACACAAATATCTGGATCAAATAAAACAGGCAACATTATATGAATCCGTACTGGTTGTCTAGTACGTGCGTTGAAAAGTAACATCCCTTTTGAATAACGTATAAAAGGTGCAGGTACTCGAACACGAATGGGAATGTTGAATCTCTTCTCTAACGAGTAAATCAACTTTAAACTCATTATAACATTCGTTATTAACCTGAACATGCTATTGTCCCCTATTTAGGTTGTTGGTTGATAAGTGAACATCTTCACTACCTGACACATTGATCCTATTAGGTATATTAAACAACTTCTATAATTTATATATTAATGTGCTATTAATCAGTAAGTTGTATAATAACTTCGTGTTTAGGTGCTCCCTCACTGTCTATTTGATCTATAATCTCAGCTAAACCTTTTACCACGTCTATATAAAGACATCTGGGTAATTTACCTATACTCATAGTTATACAACCAGTATAGGTATTGTAAGTATGTACACAAGTTATTTTTGCGTATTCTTGGTGTAGACTACGTATACGGGTGACAGTGGTGTTACGGTCTTTTGCTGAGGGTGCGCATCTAGCTTCAAGCATTATTCAACATCTCCAATATTTCGTTATCTTTCATCTCTTTAGGATCTTTATCAGTTTTAATTAATCTGGTGTTACCAAATAAAGATAATTGTTCCCGAAGTTTAGCTTGTGCAAGTTTCACTTCTGGGTTATCATTATCCAACCATATAATAAAATCATTACAATGTTGACTTATGTGGTTAAGTAAAGATGGTTTTATATGTGTACCCATCAAGGCACAACTGTTAAAACCCAACAGATGAAGTCGGTACGCTGATAGAACATCCTCAACCAGAACGACAGTTTTGTTAGGGTTATTGGACCAAAGTACATAATTAAACTCCTCTATATTATCACAATTGGCCAGATACTTAGCTGTGTTATCCTCCTCCACCCGCCGTGCTAAATTCCCTACATACTTACCTTTGAAGGTTATAGGGACGTGTACACGCTTCGTTCTAGGTGAGTATACCATACCCATATCCTGCATATTAGTAACGCTCAGGCGTCCTTTTATGGCCCATTTAAGAGCGGTAGTAGGCCATTTTAGGGGATCAGTGATACCATCACTTGGTAACGTGGTATACATGCGTGAGTGATGATAGCATTTCCCCTCCCCTACAGTAGTGAGGATGTGTTTTTTGTACCTAGCTCTACTATTAGATAGAGCACCCTTCTTGTGGCAATGGTGACAATAAAAGAGAGTTACTTCACCCCTATTAGTTATATAGAGTCTGTTATTGTTGTGACCAGATTTACAATGATGTATACTGACAGTCTGATTCTCAAGCAACTCTCCTACTTCATCAAGAAGACTCTTCATTTCTTTAATTGAGAATCGAAGACTTGTCATTAAATTGACTCCTTCAAGTGTGAAACTCTTTATAGAGGTTGACTAATTCTAGAGGATCATCAAGATTAAAGATCATTGCTGCTGCTATTAAGACTTGATCTCTTGCTACGTAAGACGTAGATAGACTGCCTAAATCTAGATCAAGGTCGCGATCCAATCTAAAACTGATAATGTCATTAGCGTTTTGTGACATAGTGATTTCATCAGGTATTGTGAATCTCTTATCTATCCACTGATTCTCTTCCATTACAACTATCTCCTTACTCACTGTCTATGTCTAAGTAGTCAGCTATTAACTCAACTACCTCACTCTCTGAGAGCATGTCAAGTCCATGAGTAATAAACTTCATAGGATCTGTTTTTATAACATCAATTATATTTTCATCTTCATATAGAGGTTGTTCAAATACCTGATCTACCATCCAAACATCATCTATATCAATACATACTTCAATGTCATGATCTCCAGCATCACCAAAATCTATAGTGACATTTGTAATGTACTCCGTGGAAGACATAATTTAAAACCTTCATTAAATAAAAAAGGGACGCACTAACGTCCCTTATATTAAGTTAACTACTTATTCAGTGTAATTTACTAAGCTTACGGTCAAGACTTTCAAGAGCCTCCTCAGCCGAAGAGAATCCTTGCTCTTCGTAGGATTTCTGTGCTCGTTCACTGATAGTGGTGCTAATCATTTCACAAGCAAGCCCAGCAACTGCTGGATGAATGTTAGCCTCACCAAACGTCTGGCACAGCTGGGCTGCAAGACTTTGAGCTTGCTCGAACAATTGTTCTTCGGCTTCACGCAATTCAGTAGAAGTGAAAGTTGTCATGATAGTAATCCTCGTGTAATTAGTAAGATGTGTAATTAGGCCAGAGTTGCTGTGCGACCAAACACAGTTTTGAACAAATCACGAATAGCTTTAGATTCATTCGGATCTTTTACGGCACCAAAATAAGTTTGAGTAAACGCTACTCCGACATCTAGGTGGAAGAGAGCTGCTTCAACAAGTTCTTGGGTGTCACGAATAGAGTAGGGCGCTTGGATATCTCCCTTCTCCCAAGCCGTTCTCAGACAATTGGCTAGTGATACTACACAACTAACTAGTTTATCTGAGGCTTCAGGGAACTTACGTTTTAGAATCTCTTCTTCCTGTGCGGTCGGCATATAAGGAACATTCAACTTGTATTCGCAACGGTTAAGTGTTGACTGATCTTGAATCTCCGCTGCATACTTATCCATATCATCCCCAAATCCACGAACGTTATCAGCGAGACACATACGGAATTTAGGATGGGCTTTCAAGTTACCTTTAACTGGGTCAGGATGACCATACAACTTCAAGGTACGGCGAGTATCCAGCAAGGATTGGAAACACATGTTAGTTTGTGCTGATGCTTTGAAAGGCTCATCATATAGCATAAACACACCGTTCCGAACTGCAAAAGACGCAGGACCATCTTTCCACTCCATGTTACCATCTTTAACCCAAGGGCTTCCTACATAATCAGAAGGCTCGGTACCACCCATACCTGCAATAAACATGAAGGGGTAATTAAGCATAGCACATACTTGAGCAGGAGTTACAGATTTACCTGATCCCGGAGGGCCATATGCAAACACAGTCTTATCGAATTCAATAGCCATAAGAAGATTAAGAATGTAGGCATGGTCTGGAACATGATGAGGATCACGCTCAGGGATAAGGTCACGGACCTCTTCAGGCCAATCCTCAACCTCGTATTTAGTAAAGTAAAACTCTTTACCACTTGGATGTGATTCACCAACCAGACTAGTGTAAGACACTTTGCCCTCTGGTACTACGTCACTAGGGGAGTCATTAACAAACAGACTCAGACTTTCTTTAGGTTCATCAGGAGACACTGTATCACTGCCTTCCCGTTCCACTGAGATACGACGCATAAGTTCTTCACGCAGACGAGAGCTGGTAGTAGTAGTAGCCATTATATATTTCCTCTTTGTTTAAATGAAGGTTGCTTGTGGGGGTTTTATTAATCAGTTATGAATTCAGTGATTCTTATATCGCCTCTGCTTAAAGCAGTATTAACACGATTTGTGTCGAGTAATACACAATCTGAACAAGATATTCCATAACATCCTGAAACATCAACACCATCGTCCATAATTGGATAATGTTTAGGGACGCCTTGCCTATATACTACTCTACACAATACGTGAGCCACTTCAGGTCGTGCGAGAATACATTCCTCAATAGCATCTATGTGAATAGGATGTTCTAACATAGGAACCTGCCAATTAGCTGGTGTTAGTCTATAAGAACTCATGTCATGAAATCCTTTATTAGTTCTAGTAATGTCGCTTCTAATTCAGACACCTTATCAACGATCTTATAGTTTTTATAATAGCGTTTAGGAGCGTCTGTCTGAATTCCAATAGCGTAAAGCTCGACCTCACTTTTATCTTCTATGGTGCTTGCAACCTCTTTGAGAAATACGTGAGGATTATTACCATCAGCTGGAGAGCCATCAGATAATACTATGAGAATCTTACGCTTTTGTTTCTGTACTCTGAGTTTCTCGAAACTATCTAAGAGTGCCTCAGCATCAGCATTACCACTCAAATCAACAGACTGGGCACTTAGTCGATGGACAAGTTTAGATTCTTCTACACGTTCACCGAACTCTTTAAACTCATAAATTAGGTTAGAACGTCCACCTGAATAACATGTGGTGAATCCTCTGACACATACTGGCACATTAAGCTTCTGTAAGCACTCACTAAGCATTACACAAGACGCAGCCCCTGTCTCGTAAACAGTACCATGCATACTACCAGAACAATCTAAAAGTACCATAACAGACGTGTCTAGGGTATTAGCTTGTTCTTTAGTACGAAATATACGATCGTTCCCAGTGGTTATTGAGGCAATAGAACGTTTATTGATTTTACCTTTTTTCTTACCTCCTCGATACTTAGCTTGAGAATATACCTTTAGAACGTTCCGTACTTTAGTGCTTAGAGCATTATCTATCTTACGCAAGATGCCCCTTTGCCAGTCACGGTGTACATCCTCATCATCTGAGGGTTTACGATAGTGAGTTTTTAGAGGAGTGACAGGCATTTTAGTATCTACCCAGTCCATACTATTTTTAGTTTCGAACTGAGCAGGAGTACAGTCACCATTTAGCTGTATCTTACACTCAGCTTGGCTGCCCTCTCCTTCTTCCTCACCCTTACCTTTTCTTTTTCCTCCATCCTTGCCATTGCCTTGTTGGGACTCAGACTCTTGCCCTTCACCCGTTTCATCCTGTTCACCTTCGCCATTGCCTTGACCTTCCGATTCATTCTCAATGTTTAGGATTTCTGCAATCTTTTTAGTGAGTTGCAGCGTTTCTTCACCAGCGGTTTTGATACGTTGGTACTCATCTAACAACGGAGTTAACTTATCAAACAGCTCTTTAGCTTCACCTGACATCCCGGCCAACAAACCGTAGTCACTATTGATTTGCCAGCCCATACGAGCGGCAGTATCTAAGCCCACTAACGCCTGAGCTTGAGGACTATTCTTATCTCTGTCAAATGATGATAGCATTTGGTCAACAGCATAATCCATATAGTCGTCTGCACCTAACAGCTTACCATATTCTTTACGCTGATGGTTATGCTTACAAACCATGTTATAAATAGTACCAAAGGAACTATCCATATCAATAGGTTCATTAGCTATATTATGTAAATCAGCCCGATTTTCGTTTTTACTAGAGTATATCTGAGTTAAGAGGTTCTCCATCCACGCTACATCTTGAGAATCAGAGAAGGCCGGTTGATAGGTAGGCATGACTACAGTTGTGCCCTTAACATGAGGAATGACACCATCTTTCTCTTGGTATTTGAGATTTTGATCTGCAACAAGAGCGTTGATGAAGGCTCTCCTTCGGGTATATTCCAATACGGACATTCTAATCTTCTCCATTTAGGTTATTACAAGATTATATAACTCTTCTAAGGTCTTACTCGTCTTACAGTAGTCAGCGAAGGCATAAAAAATCTTCGATAGCTCTTTACCAACTTCTTGACTTTCTACGAATTCATTATAATTGGGGTATTCTTCTGGTGGGAATTTTTCAATTTCTTCCTGAAGCCTCTCTGGAGTAGTATGTCCTATGAGACCCATTAATGACACAACCATTCCCGGTGTAAGTATAACAGCTACATTACCCTCTTCATCATGACCTACTACCTCAAGATCAATGTTACTTAGATCGTGTGCCATCACTAGGAACCTTTGTGAATGATTTAAGTTTGTCTACTTCCTCAGTAGTACAACGGAATGCCCACATCCTACCGTACTTCTCTCTTAACTGTATCACAAATTCAGCTAATTCAAGGTCATTTTGTGTAGTCATAGGGCACCTCGTTGTCACGAAGGAAGAACTCTGCACCATTTTTACAACGTACGTGATGTGTCCTTAGAGAGAAACCAGTATATATTTTTAGTAAACCTTTATTAGGTTCACAAACCTTATTACCAATTTCTATGGCTTCAAAATTAACAGGGTCTGAGCACGCCGTAACCAACAGCATAATGACACATAATAAAACCTTTTTCATTTTACTCACCTATATAAAGTAAAGTGGTCCCCGAGGTAGGACTCGAACCTACGACTCACGGCTTAGAAGGCCGTTGCTCTATCCAACTGAGCTACACGGGGGAGACTTTTACGCAGTTAACACAGAGAGGTCTGGTAGACGTGTACCGTAGCGGTATACATCAATCTTACCATGACTACGATAAACAATAACATGATCCAACATATCAATAGGGATAGTGAAGGTCTCTACAATCTTGAGGCCATCTTTATCAGCCCGAGTTGAAGTGTTCACTTTCTTATCGTCAATACCACATGCTACTGCTCGGCGTTGTAGATAAGATGAACCATCTTTGTATTTATAAAAGACTTTCATAATATTACTCCTTTTGGATAATAGATTTTGTACTTTTGTTGTTGGTTATTTAGCTAATACGCTCTTTAATTCTAGTAGAGTTGTTACCGCTGCTTTAGCATCTTCTGGATTATCAAAAAAAGATAATGGGAGACTAGACAAGTCTGAATACAGACGGTCTAAAAGTTTATGAGGAATACCGGCAAATGATGATAGCATTTCTATCGGCTCCTCCGTTGTGCGCTCCACAACACTCGGCATAGCGGGGCGGCTGATAGGTTTGAAGGCGATGATTGGGTTGAACTCGGATGCCCAGCTCCACTCGTCGGCCCTTCTTATGAGAACACTAGCTATCGGCACTTGCCGGGTTTTTACCTGTACCGCCCAATCCCCCGGCACAGGACATTCCCCGCCATCCCACAGGTAAAAGCCGTCGGCGTCTTTGGGGAGTTCTTCGCAGGTTGCGCCGGTTTCGTGCCCTGGCACTTGAGAATAACATCCATCATTATTGCGAGTGGAGACCATAGGGCAGAGGTCACCTTGATCCTCGGCCAGCCAATGGATTTCACCAATCTTTAGGCCTCCGGACTCTGAAGTCGCCCGAAACAACGTCAACTCATTAAAACCTGCTTTTTGGTATGGTGTCATTTCTTCTCTCCCTCATTATCGTCAATCAATTCTCGCTCAACGCGACCGCCTATCGGCTTTGTACATCACTCAGTCACAGTGATGATAGCATTTCTTCCTACATATTAACCAAGCACAATTAAGACAAGGCACTAGCTTTCACTAATGCCCTGCTATTAATGGTACTAGTATCGGTTCCTATGTGATTATAATTTACACCATGATTGCCCCACACCTCCTGCGGGCTACTCTATAGTATATTAGCATGTTAGACAAACTACTTTACTTAGGCTGCTTTCTTAGCTTCGCGCAGCTTGTGGATCAGCTCAACTGGGGCATTGATCTTGCCTTTCAGATCTTGGTATGCCTCAGTGTCTCCCTCTTGCTCAGCTTTCGCTAGCTTCTTGTTAGCGTCTTGGGCACGCTTCAGCAGCTTTTCAAGCTCCGCTTCAAGATCAAAGCCTTTCCAAGGAGATTGCTTCTTCAGCTCCCACCAGCCACTGGCTTTTGCTTCTTTGAAGTTGTCTCGGATATACTCGGCACCACTCCACCCACCGAAGCACTTGTTTTCTTCGTCAACTACTAGCCCGCCGTATTTCTTGAACCACTCAACTAGACCAGCACAGTTAACACCGTCACCCATGCCGTCAACCAGTTCATTGGCTTTTGTGTAGTCACCATGTTTCTCTGCATGCATCAAGATAGCGACTGCTGCTACTTGTACCTTTTCTCTCATGGCCTTACCACTACCAACAGCAGCTTGGATAAGTGCATCAACAGACTTAGCATTTTTACCAATGATGTTGGCATAACTTACAACATTCTTCAGCTTTTCCATAACGATCACCTCGTTTGTTAGTGTTTACTTGATTAACGGCCTAGATGATTTACTAGGACGAGTTGCGATAGCACGAATCTTATGATCGTACCCTTTAGACACTGTCCCTATGTAGCGGCTAGCAACTACAGGCTTGACTGTACATAGGTAATTATGCTTTGTTTCTACAGCAGCATGACGCTTAGCTGTATTATTCTTTCTAGACATGATAAACCCACTCCTTAGAATGACCTTATCAATGGGCTTATATTCCACGCCTAAGCCAAGGCGTATCCAATCCTATTCGGGCTGTGTTTGTCAAGCACAGTTACTCCCTTATTCGGATTCGCGCCTACTTTCCACTGCACTACCGTGGACGCAAGGCATCGCTCAACCTTCTTCTATCAGGGCGCAAGGTTTCAGCACGCCCGCCGTAAATCGGCAATTCAGTCTTATGTGCTAGGCAATACAGTTCACCCGGAGGCTTACCCGACTACATCTAGCAGACTGACCTTTATTTGAGTGGGCTTTGTTCCCCACTTGCTACACATACTACTAAATCATTAATACTTTGTCAAGTGTATTGTGTTGTGTTTAGTACGGGCCGTATACGTACACTTAGGGGGCTATTCCCTTACACGACGCCTCATGCTGTAAAGCCGTAATTGGCGTATGCACCACACTTGCTAACTAAGGTACATGATACTGCACGCTAAGTCAAGCACTAATTGTAGGTATCCACCGCACCGGCTAGCAGTTGTTGGTGACACACTCAAGGTAATGCTAACACCATGCCAACTACTGCCATGATAGCATAAATAATTTATAAGTGCTTGATTAATAAGAGAAATAAAATACGAGTAAGCTGGCATACTGTACACACATACAGTAATAAAAGTGTTACCTAATTGAGTAGATAAGTAGCAACTAGTTACTATAAGTAACAAGTAATAGCTACAGGTAACAGATAATCTATATACTTATATAAGAGAGTAGTTATAAATATTATTTATATCTATACAATAACTATAAATATAATAAATACTATAGTAATACTATTATATATAATATAAGTGCAATTATCATGCCAACAGCCGCACGCAGTGCAAATAAAAAATACTACCTCATTGCATCCCAAGTCATTGATAAATAACAAAATAATAACGCGAATCATTATTGATTGGTCTGTGTAAAAGTAGTGATGGTTATACTACAAACAATTCTCATTAACATTAAGTTAATTATTCTCAATTCAATAATTATTCTCAAAGGGGTACAAGGGGGGAAGGGGGGTTGTTTTCTATGTGCATTACACCTCAAAAAATTCTCACAGAAATTCTGAGAGTTGGGGGTATTGTAATTATTTTAACTTTTTATTGCTAAAGGGGTTGCAATTTGTTCAAAAGTATGTTATAATATTTATAGATAGTAAAGAAATAGTTAACTACTTATATATAATCAATCATATACTTATTACTAATAACAAATCTATAAACATTATACTTATTAATTGGGATAGTTGTACCTGTAGATAACAGGTAATAGTATTACTATCTCTCCAATCTATAAATCTATTAAGAGTATTCTCCAGTATGGCTAAGATTGATCTTCCAACTATCGCTTCAGGGTATGCCAGTACATCCCAGCTAAATGATGCCTTGCAGAAGATCGAGGATGCTCTAAACAACGCTGTCCTCTATAGGGATAACCCTGTAGGAGAACCTAACAGCATGGTAGATACGTTGGATATGAATTCCAACAGTATTATCAATCTTCCAGCCCCTATCAATGACCATGAGCCTGTAAGGCTACAAGATCTAAATGCTTTTGATTTTGGTAATGTTGAAGGTATAGTACCTACCTACCAACCTAGACAGACAGGTGATGGTGTAACAACTGACTTCTCTTCTCCAGCCACTGCTGGTTCCAACCACTCTCCAAAATCCTTCTTTGTTCATCTAGACGGTTTCAAACAGAGACCTTTCACTGACTACTCTTATGATATTGCTACAGGTGACATACAGTTTGTAGAAGCTCCTGCCAACGGTACTAAGATTGATATAGTATTCTTTGAGCCGAACACTATTGTGTCGGCACCTACTGCGGCGTCTGACATCACCTATTCCGGTACTGGCGGTGGCAACGTCCAAGATAAATTGGATAGCGTACAAGCTGAACTAGACGATACCTTGCATACTGTCGCCACGATGGTGAATTTGGCGGCCTTGGCGGCGCCCTCTGGCTTCCAGATGGTAAGGGTAGCTAACTTCCACAACGTGTTAGAGCCAGGCGGTGGTGGCGACTTTTACTGGCAGTCAAATTCCAATGAGGCAGCCGTGGCTGGCATGATCGTTATACCTGACGGCCACGTCGGCGCGGGGCGGTGGAAAAGGGCTTGGGATCGCGGGGAAATAAACTGCCGATGGACAGGCGGCAAAGCCGACGGCATCACTGACGACGCGCCTGCAATAAACCTTGCAGCGTCTCACATAGGTACTGGTAATGTTCGCGCTGGTAAGGGGTCATGGCTCGTTAACTCGAAGTTGTCGTTTAACACTAGTGGCCTCAATTTTGTGGGCGATGGGGCTGATATTACTTATATTATCGCGGGCGCCGGTTTAACTACGACCTGTGTTGAGATCAACAACGGTAGTTGGGACGATGTTACAGAGATATACTCGGCCACGGGAACAAGCATCGGCTCGGCATCCATCCAGAATATGAGTATCGACGGCGCCGCGACCACAGGCTGTACAGGTGTGGCGTTTGCGCGGGCAACTTTGCAGTGTCACTTGAGCGGGGTCAAGATCACTAACTTTGATGTAGGCGCCCGGATGTACGGGGCGTGGTACTCTAAAGTAAATCGCAGCACATTCCAAGGCAACAATGTCGGTATGCTTGCGGACTATGAGACGAATGACTTCGTCCTTTTTGAGACCGAATTTGTATCTAACATCTCCGCGCATCTTGAGTTTCCCGGAGTCGGAACGTGTCGGAAAGTGTCGATGGTTGGCGGTGGCTTCGACGGCTTGCCATCCGGGTTCGGCGCTTCGTTTAAAAACATCCACGGGCTGACGTTACGCGATCTATACTTAGAGGTGTATAGCACAGGTGGTGCGCCTACCACGACTAACTTCCTCACTTTCGGAGCTGGACTGCTCTCTGCGTCGATCAAAGACAACAACTTGATAGGCCCGGACGATGCTACTTACGAGGGCACATTTCTTAAAATGGCCGAGGGGCCTGGAGCGGGCGTTAACTTCGCAGAGATCAGCGGCAATGTCGTCCACCAGCCGAGTGCGAGCACGTTCATTGATACGACAGACGGTGCAAATATAACCGTAGGCCAAAATAAATCAGGCGCACCTAGCATTATCGACATGGCGGCGATAATCCCGAATCACGAGAATACCGTATCTTTCCCGGAGCTGCTTGGCACCAAGGAAAGCCGGCTGACAGTTTGTCGGACTAAGCAAGCGATTGACATACCGAGGGTTACTGTAACGTTTGACACAACAGCCGCGCTAGGGACTGGAGAAATGCGGATTATCAGGCAGGACACGGGGGCGGTAGTGCTGAATTATGTACTGGGCAACGTCACGGCCAACGTCCCTATTGACATGGGGAGCATACCGGCTATGTCTTACGGGGTGGTGCTACAGGCCTACACTTACAAAGTCGGCGGCTCTATTGACTTCCCCGCCTGCTCGGTAACCATAGAGCAAGTCTGATTCAGCGAGATCATAATAACCCCCTTATCAGAGATATCTTATGAGTTTCAAAGTTGATAAAGAACGACTGCTGGATAATCAAGGGAGGCCCCTCACACAGGGGCTATTCCTTGAAACCAGAAAGAGACAGAGAGCGCCTTCATCCGTAAGATTGAAGACGAATACAGTGAAGATATTGCGAGGTTGAAGCGTGACAACTAAAGGTCATAGTAGAAATATAGAAGACATTGCCGCTGCTGTCGAAACACGGGCCGAACTGTTGTCACTCGGTAGCGTAGTAGCAGGTACTAGATATGAATGTGCTGAGCTGGCAGGAGCCAAGTTCACCGCTATTGCGGGGACAGGTACAGCAAATGGATTAACGATCTTAGCACATGACACGTTAGACTTTAGCTTTGTTCTCGATGACCACGGCGGTCTAATAGTCGTCAACCAATTGACTTCGTCGGCAGATATCACAGCAGCCGTTCAGTTTATCATTGACAATACCACGGCTCGCGGCGTGCTAATCCATAGCTCAGATACCGAATACCAGTGGTCGTCTAAGATCAACTTCAGTCGAGGCAACATCCAGTTCTTCGGGATCAACTCAGTTCAACTGTGGTCGCTTCCGTTCGAGGGGGAGTCAGGCACGATCATTCGGGTCACGCATACGGGCGCTGCGGCGCAGTTAACCGACACGACGCTGTCCACGACTAACACCACCAGCGGCATTAGCTTTCAAGATATTGCTTTTTACGGCAAGGCTGACGTTGACCGCAGCGCGTCGTGCTTCCTCTGGGACGTAGGCGGTTCAGCACTTTTCAGTCGAGGATTCCGCTTCAAACATTGTTCCGCCAAGTGGTTCAAAACAGTATTTGACTTCACCCAGTCTGCCGTGACCGCTGGTAACACCACGGAAAAACAGGTCGGCGATATCCAGATCAGCGACTCGTGCAGCTTTAACTTCAACGATGAAGTGATTGATACTGGCTCGCTGTCTGACCATGTGCAGATCAACAAATTCAAAATGGACGACAACGATATCTCCAACAACACTACTATCGGGCGCTTAACCTTCATTTCAGGTACCGTGGTAGGAAATATCATGGAGGGCCACAACGACACTCTGGAGCTGATATCGTGCCGTAACTTCGCCGCCGCAAATAATCACTTTGAGGGAAACACGGGCGAGTTTGTTATAAAAGTTTCTGGTGACTCACGCCATGGTCGAGTTAGTCCTAACTACTACGGTGCGGTATCAGCTAAGCGCAAAGTGTGGCTGCAAAGTAGTTATAACGTCACGTGTGACGACGAGTTTACTTTTGATCAGCTATGGGACAGCCCATCCGTTAGCGGTATTAAGTTCGATAATACCGACCCTACAGATCGGTCTTTTGGTGTGGCGGCTAATCTGGCGCGCCCCGAAATCAATAATCCGGTGGGCCATGTCTCAAGGCTGAACTCGGATAATCACCGCCGCACGGGTGGCGCGGCAGCAACTCAGCGAGACACCTTGCTAGGTAATGAGCAGGTACTGATGGAGGCATACACTACTGCCGGAGCGGGGAACTACACTAAGGCTACAAAATCCATCACTGCCAACTCGGGCGATTTTATCGCGGTGACTTTTTTAATGCAGCGTGACAACTCCAGCGACTTGGAGCCGTATATTCAGTTTAAAATTAACGACAGCACGGATGTTCTCAAGGGTTCATGGGAAAGTCCGCTAAACAACTTTACCAAGACCCTGCTGGCCCCTGATGACACTGATGAAGTACTGGTAACAGTGTACGCCAAAGCACTCGAGGCGGTTACTAGCGTAAATATTGTGGTCTTCCCTTACGGGGTCAACCCGCCAGCGGGTCTTGTGGCGCAGTTTAGCGCGCTTGAGTACCGCGTCGCCGCTAAACCTAATCGGTTGCAGCACTCTTTAAACTTGGAGGTGCTTAATACGGTAGACGCGGCCCCGACTTCCGGCACATGGCCACTAGGAGCGACGCTGCATATACGGGCGCCGTCTGCTGGCGGCCCCAGCACTTTGAGAAATGTTGCGGCTGGATCACCGGGTACATGGAAAGCCCTGACGCTGGACGCGTAACGGAGATGGTTAATCACATGAGTCTTAACTACCAAGGATTATAATGACAGCAGCTGTGTTTAAGAATACCCAAGGTAGGTGGCTAACTAAAGCCCTCTTCTTTGAGTTATCCATAGGCCCAAGACCTTATGCGGTCTTTACTTTAAAGGAAGAGGATCATGAGGTAGATGGAGTCACTTATTGGAGTTTGCGTAAGAAGTTTGTAGACTGTGAAGATCCTACCGAGTATGAGTTTGCTAATAAGTGGTTAGGTGGGTGGCAACACTGGTTAGAATTACAGAAGTGTGAGGAAATAGCAGAGCACATTGACTCTTGGCGAGAAGAGAGAGATGTGAAGATGCGATCTAAAGGTGTACGTAAGTTAGTAGAACTAGCTTCAGCAGAGGAAGCGTCCTTCCAAGCAGCTAAATGGTTAGCTGATAAGGGATGGGAAGAGAAACAGAAAAAGGGTAGACCCTCTAAGCAAGACATTGCTAAGGAGACTAAGAAACAGGTTAGTTCTAATAACCGCGTAAATGCCGATCTAGAGAGGATACGGAGTATTTAATGGCTAGACCTAGGAAGAGAGTCAAAAGTCCCATAGATGAGATTAGGGAGGCCGCTGAAGGCGATCTCTGGACTTTCGCATGCCTAGTGAATCCCGAGAGAGTGTATGGTGAAGTACACAAAGAAGTATTCAGGTTTCTGCAACATACTAACAGTCCTAACGCTCTACTGCTACTTCCTCGTGCTCACATGAAATCACATTGCATTGCTGTGTGGTGTGCATGGCATGTAACGTGTAATCCTGAGACAAGTATCTTGTATATCTCTGCTACTAGTACTCTTGCAGAGGCTCAGTTGTATGCTATTAAAAATATTCTAACCTCTCCGATTTATCAGATGTATTGGCCTGAGATGGTTCATCCTGACGAAGGTAAGAGAGAGAAGTGGAGTACTACCGCTATTGCAGTAGACCACCCCAAGCGTAAAGCTGAAGGTGTTCGAGACATGACTATATATGCAGCAGGACTCACTACTAATACTACAGGTCTTCATGCAGACGTAATTGTGCCAGATGACGTAGTAGTTCCCGACAACGCATACACTGAGGAAGGTAGACGGAAGTGTGCAGCGTCAATGTCTCAAATGGCTTCTATCTTAAATACTGGTGGTTTAATCAAAGCTTGTGGTACTAGATACCATCCCGCTGATCAATACTCTCTATGGATGGAGCAGAAGACTCCAATCTATGATGACGAGGGTGATATCATCGGTGAAGAGCCCATCTGGGATATTATGGAGAGGGTAGTAGAGATCAATGGTAAATTCCTGTGGCCTAGAGCTGTTCGTAATGATGGGAAAGCTTTCGGTTTCGATAGAAAGGAACTAGCACGCATTTCAGCTATGTATACTGACCGTACTCAGTTTTATGCTCAGTATTATAATAACCCTAATGATCCTG